TTACGCTCTATTTATACAGGTGCAAGAGAGATTGCAAAAAGGCATGACTGTGCTGTAATTGCTATATCTCAAGCATCAGCTGATGCACATAATCGTATGCGTATATCTTTTGATATGATGGAAAATTCTAAGACTGGAAAAGCAGCCGAGGCAGATTTAATTATAGGAATAGGTAAGCATCAAATATCTCCAGAAGACCAAGACATAGATAGGTCTTTATGTATTAGTAAAAATAAAATTACTGGATATCATGGTGAACCTATAGTTAGAATAGATAGACAACTAAGCAGATACACAGACTAGAAAGGAATATATGATAACTGTTATTGATTTAGAAACTTCATTTATAAAAGAGGAATCAGGTAGAGTAGACCCACTTCCATTTAATCCTAAAAATATTTTAGTAAGTTGTGGTATTAACTCTAAGTATGGAGATGAATATTATTTTCTTAATCACTCACAAAAAATAAGTAAAGGTGCGGCACCAAGAATACAGGAAGTATTAGATGAAACTACATTACTTGTAGGTCATAACATTAAATTTGATTTGACTTGGTTATTAGAATCTGGATTTAAATATAGTGGTAAGATATATGATACCATGATAGGAGAATATATCTTATTAAGAGGAATTAAAAATAGTCTAGCATTAGATGTTATTTGTAAAAGACGAGGCATCGGAATGAAAGATGATAGGATTAAGGAAGAATTAAATATGGGTAGGTCATTTGAAAATATATCTCATGAACTTGTGGAAGAATATGGCAGGCAAGATGTTAAGATTACTCGTAGTTTATTTGATGCACAAATGTTTGACTTTAAAAAAGATAGAAATAAAGGGTTACTCAAAACAGTTAAGATGATGAACGAGTTTACTATTGTATTAACTGATATGGAACGCAATGGTATTTATGTAGATAGGCTAGCACTTGAGGATGTTGAGAAACAATATCGTGCTGAGTATGCATATCTTCGTGCAGAAATAGAAAAGACTATCTATAATAAAATGGGAGATACTAAAATAAATCCTAATAGTACTGAACAATTATCATGGTTAATCTATTCTAGAAAAGTAAAAGATAAAGAACGATGGAGAAGTTTATTTAATATTGGAGTGGATAAGCATACTAAAAAACAAAAGCGTAGACCTCAAATGTCTTTATCACAAGTAACAAGATTAGTTAACGAGAATACAGATGTTATCTATAAAACTTCATCATCGCAATGTCATACTTGTTATGGTAAGGGAGTTATTAAAAGATTAAAAAAAGATGGAAGTGAATATAAAAATTATAATAAATGTGAAACTTGTGATGGTGATGGCGTACTCTATGCTAGTCTAGGTAAAGTTGCAGGCTTTAATCAAAAGCCTAAAAGTATTTATGATATGGCTGATGGTGGATTTAAAACAGATAGAACTACATTAGAAAAAATTGGTGCTAAATCTGAGGGTGAGTTAAAAGATTTTATTCAAAATATTATGAGATACAATGCAATAGACACTTATCTATCTACATTTGTTAATGGTATTAAAGAATATACAAATGAAGAGGGATTGCTTCATCCTAAATTTATGCAAGCAGTAACAGCTACAGGAAGATTATCTAGTAGAGATCCAAACTTTCAAAACCAACCTAGAGCAAAAACATTTCCTATTAGAGGAGTTATTAAATCTAGATTTGACAATGGTAAAATTATGGAAATAGATTTTTCACAACTAGAATTTAGGACTGCTGTATTCTTAGCACAAGATAAACAAGGCATGGAAGATATAAAAAATAATATAGATGTACATCAATACACTGCAGATATTATAGGTTGTAGTAGGCAAGATGCAAAGGCACATACCTTTAAGCCATTATATGGTGGAGTAACAGGTACAGAAAATGAGAAGAAGTATTATTCTACGTTCTTAAAAAAATATAAACAGATAGCAGAATGGCATGATAAATTACAAAGCGAAGCTATTAAATATAAATGTGTTAGACTACCTACAGGTAGGGAATATTCATTTCCATATGCTGAACGAATGCCTTGGGGTGGCTCTAGCTATGGTACACAAATAAAAAATTATCCTGTACAAGGTTTTGCAACAGCTGACATTGTACCATTAGCTTGTATTAAAATACATAATCTTATGAAAGAGCATAAGGTAAAAAGTTTACTCATAAACACAGTGCATGATTCTATTATAGCTGATGTTTATCCTGGTGAAGAAGATGTGATGGGTAATATATTTAGACAAGGCACATCATCTGTAGTTCCTGCCATGAAGGAATACTATGGAATTAACTTTAACGTACCACTTGACTCAGAATTAAAAATAGGGTATAATTGGTTAGACATGGAGGAGGTAGCTTAATATGGTAGAACTACTTGAAACACTAGATGACTTTGAAGATGATAGTTATGGTGCTTATTTAGATTATAGTACGCTAATGTATGAATGTGAATTTGATCAGCCAACTAAATTATTAATTGATGCAGGTCATAAGTATTATCATGAGATGAAAACATTTGCACAAGCAGATAACTTACAAGTAATAGCAACTGAGGGGGAGACTAGAATATGTTAGATATTATGTGGATAATTTTATATGCTATAGTTATTGGTGCATGTTTTTATTCTAAATAACCTATTGACATTTTATAATAAATATGCTATATAACAAATCAACAATCGACATTAAAGGAGGAAATTACTTATGTCAGAACTTATAAACCTAAAGACCATGTCAAAAGAGGAAATAATGAAAGCCATTGGGCAATACTCTGGCTCCGACCGAGAAGACATTATTCCTAGATTGACAATCAATCGTAGTCCAGAAGATGATAATGGTAACCAATTACCTATTGGTAATTTTACTGTGTATGACTCTAGAGAAAATAAGAGTTACTATGGTAAAGAGGTAACCTTAAGACCATTCATATCTGGTATGCAGTACATGCACTACGACCCAGAAAAAACTGAGTATGTTAATAGATCAGTAATCTTTTCTTCATGGAAAGAGGAAGCTATTGATATTCAAGGAGGAACTAGATGTAATAAAGTTCCTTACAAAGACAGGGAATCTTTAAAACCAGAAGACCTTGCAGTACAAAAACAAATTAGATGTTATAGATTAGTATATGGTCTAGTATCATTTGATGGTGTTGATGCACAAGGTAAATCTAAAAAGGTTGAAAACTTTCCTGTAATGTGGAGAGTAACAGGTACTAGTTTTAAACCAGTATCAGATGCTATCTATGCTTTAGAAAAAAGAGACAAGTTAATGTTTACTTGTACTTTTAAACTAGAAAGTAAACGTCAGAAAAAAGGAAGTAATACATTCTATGTACCAGTTATTACTCCAAATGCTGATGCTAACTTACCTATGTCTAAAGAAGATATGGAAACTTTACAAGTGTTCAGGGATTCTATCACAGCAGAAAATAAAGAAGTAGCAAGTCTATGGAAATCTGCTAAAGATAAGAAGTACACACGTGAAGATATTAAGGATGCTAAAATCGTTGATGAGTTAGATGACGACCTAGACCCAGCAGAAATGTTATCAGCATAATGAACGACATACTTCACAAAGTACAAATTTATCTCGACAAGGTGTCTCAGGCACCTGTCGAGGTATCTAATGAACTCGTTGAAGAGTTTGGTGAAGCTTGTAAAAAGGCATTACGAAAACAATTTAGTGATGAAAGGAAAGATAAATTTCAAATACGAATGAGTAATATTGGAAGACCATTGTGCCAACTGCAAATGGAATCTAAAAATATTAAAGGAGAAGGACAACCTTATAATGCTAAGATGCGAAACACATTTGGTGATTTGATTGAAGCATTAGCTATATTTGTAATGAAATCTGCTGGAGTAAATATTGAAGACCAACATAAGAAAGTTGTGTATAAATATAACAGCAGTAAAATAGAGGGAGAATATGATGTTAGAATAGATAAAAAGATTTGGGATATTAAAAGTGCATCACCATATTCTTTTGATAAAAAGTTTGGAGAGAATGGTGGCTTTGGTGCAATGGCTGAAGATGATGCCTTTGGCTACATACCACAAGGATATTTGTATGCTGAAAGTGAGAAGCTTCCTTTTGGTGGATGGATAGCTATTAATAAATCCACTGGAGAATGGACTGTATGTGAAACTCCTATTGAAGATTCTGAATATAAAGAAAAGGCATTATCTACTGCTAAAGAAAATGCAAAAGCTTTAAAAGCTAATCAAACATTTAAAAGATGTTATTCAGAAATTGAGGAAACTTTTAGAGGAAAGAAAACAGGTAATAAAGTATTAAATACTATCTGTTCCTTTTGTCCATATAAGATTCCTTGTTGGGGTAAGAAGTTGCAAATGTTACCGCAACAACAGTCACAAGGAAAAAACCCTAAGTGGGTTTGGTATACTGAAGTAAACAATCCGAGGAAGGAAGATGAGTACAATACGCAGTCGGAAAGCTAAAGGTCGTAGACTTCAGGATTGGGTAAGGGATAGTTTAAGGGGTCTATCCCTTGCCTTAACAGAAGATGATGTACGAGTTGCTATTATGGGAGAGTCTGGTGCTGATATTAAATTATCTGAAAAAGGTAAAAGTTATTTTCCATATAATATTGAATGTAAGAATAATGAAACATGGAAAGGAATTTATAAAGCATATGATCAAGCGGTATCTCATGGTAAACTAGAACCACTTGTATTTATTAAGATGAATAACAGAAAACCATTAGCTATAGTAGATGGAGAATACTTTTTAAAATTAAATATAAAGGAGAGCAATGACAAAAATAACTAAAAAAGATTTAGAAGATTGTACTAAAATTGTTATCATGCCATATGAAGAAGGATTTACATGCGGTATTCACTTTGGTTCTGACATACCACCAGGTACAGAAAGTGATAATATGATAGCAGTCATTGCAAGGGGTATGATTAAGCAAGCTGTTATGGATCCTCATTTAACTTATGAATTAGGATTAGAAGGATTTGCAGAAGATCATAATAAATTTACTAAAAAATTATCTAAAGAAATAGGTAATGAGACAGATAATATAATAGACTTTTTTGAATACTTAGCTAAACCAAAAAATAAAAAGGAGATAAACTAATGGCTACACATTTAATCATAGGTGACCCACACTGTACACCTAAAGCAACCAACGATAGATTTCTATGGGCAGGTAGAGTTGCCGCAGATATCAAAGCTACTCATGTAATATGTATGGGAGATTTCTGTAGTGTAGATTCTTTGTGTTCTTATGATAAAGCTAAACTATCTTTTGAGGGTAGAAGATTTAAAAAAGATATTGAGCATACACAAGATGCATTGATAAAATTTAATAGAGGTTTAGG